AATGATTCTTCTTCAGGCTCTTCTTCACCTTCGTCGTCTTCACCTTCTTCGTCGCCCATGTCCATATCCATGTCGTCATCTTCGCCGCCTTCATCGCCAGCCATTAGCTTTTCGAATTCAGCTTTTAGTTCGTCTAGTGCATCTTCTAGGTCTTCAACGCGGTCTTCAACGTCACCTTCGCCTTCTTCGTCGCCCATGTCCATGTCCATGTCCATGTCGTCAGCAGGTGGTTCCATGTCGCCCATCATGTCTCCTGCTGGATCCATGTCGTCTTCACCTTCTACTTCAAATTCATCTAGATCAAATTCTTCTTCTAGTTCGTCATCATCTGACTCATCTACTTCTTCATCATCTGACTCATCTACTTCTTCGTCGTCTGACTCATCTACTTCTTCATCAGTAGCTTCATCGACTTCGTCGTCTGACATGTCATCTTCTAGTAGGGATTCGTATATTGAACGTGATTTTTCAACCACAATTTCGTGAAATAGCTCTTCAGCGCCTTCTTTATCTTCGTTGATAAGACGCTCAAGCATTTCTTCAAACTTGTTGCGATCTGCCATTGTTTTCTCCTATAAATGTTTTACCTATGGTAAGGCTGTCACTATTATTTACTCTTTATAGGAAAATATGCGTAGATATAGGCTCAAAACAGCCATTTTTTAAGAAAATATCAAATTCCAAACATATTTTGGAAATTTTTTATATCAATTGTTGTTAAATTGTTTAATTTATTTAGTTCGTCAGGTCGATAATTATCTGGTGCTATTACTCTGTAAAAATTAATATCTTTGTGATTTTCTATTACAGATTTTGTTTGTCTTAGCCAATTTCCAAAAAATGTAGCACCATCTCTACTTTGTTTGTAATTTTTTGTATCAGCATATATGTTGTTAAACTTTGTTCCGTTTTCTAAACCTTTGTAATCAAATCCTAAAATAAAAATATTTCTATGTCCATGCTGTGCTGCTAGCCATAATGCTGTTGGACCACTTGACCATCCTTTTGAAGGTTTGAAAAAATTTAAATTTTGCATAGCACCATATGCTTTATTAGGATTAGTCCATACTTCGTTGTTGTGTTGATATCCTGCTTTGTTAATTTCAAGAATCATTTTTACATCTACTGCAACAAGATAGTCAGGACTAAATGTTCTGTACAATGCATTACACCCATATACAGGACCAATTTTAGACATATCATTAGGATCAATTGGTTCTCTGCTTAACCCATTGCCTAACACAAACGCATTTAGTTGGTAATGATCTTTTCTTTTTTGATTTATTGAATAAGAAACTGTCTGCGGTTTAGCAGCTTCTTTTTGAAGTTGCTTTTTCTCACTTCTGCGTTCGGCCATCAGCCGTGCAGCTTCTTCTTTAGAATAAAGAGTCTTGTCTAATTTTGCCATTAAATCCCGGCAGCTTGTTGTTGTGCTGCGATCCCATACATTTGTCTAACGAAATCTAATTCTTTAGATTGCTCTCTAGTATGTAGTTCGGATGCTTTACGGGCTCTGTTGATTTGACGTAGTGTTAGTCTAGTTTTACGCTTGTCATCAGGATCAACAACAGATGTATCATACTCTGGCTCATAACCATTGTCTGTTGTTGGTTCTAGTGTTTCTTTGTCGAAATAAAATAACTCACGTAATATCATAATAATATTTATGCCTTATATTGTTTGTTCGGTTGGTTGAGCTGCTGGTGCTCCTCCAAGGTCTCCGCCTGTTGCTGTTTCAGGTGGTGCGCCTTCTCCGCCTTCTACAGGCTCTTCGCCTGTATCAGCTATATCTTCTGCTCCGTCAATATCTGCACTAATACCTGCGCTACTAATGCCTGCTGATCTCATTTCTCCTGCTGCATCAGTTTGTGGTGCTTGTAAAGTTTCGTCATTTTCTTCACGCCATAGTCTTTCGTTTTCTGCAATTTCCTCTGCGCTCATTCCTAAGAAGCGAGAAAGTGCAAATCTATTTGAAATATACGGTATAGCACTCATTTGTGTAAATGTTGGAACTCTACTGTTGTCTAGTTCTGCTTGTCTATAACTTGCAAAGTTTTGTGGTGGATTAAATTTAAGATCAAACATCGACGTATCTATGTTTGCACCTTTTTCCATCATGTAACGTTTAAAGTCTGTGTCAAACTCTTCCGAAATTAATCCTTGTAATCTTTCACAGTATTTGTTAAATCTTAATTCTTGAATATATGCTGTGCCTACTCGTCCGTCATTGTAAGAGCTTGTGGCATCGTCTGCACCTGTAGGAAGATAAGAGGAAGGAATTCGCAAGCCGCGTACGAGCTTATTAGTAAAGTAGCGTAGATCATCAATTTCTCCTAGGTTAGTACCTCCTGGCAATGTTTCAACTTTAGAGCCTCTACCTTCCGCGGTCTGTGGGAAGAAATAGTCTTCGTTGATTGACAGAGGATTGTATGAGCTGTCTATGACATTCTGACCGCCCCCTGTCTGCGATGGGATCCTTCTTTGATGGATTTCCGTCTTTACTCTTTCAACAAACTGCATCGCTAGGTGCGATGGCATGTTGCCCACATCAACGTAGAATACTCTGCGCTCTGGCGCACGTTGGACACGATAGATAATAATCGCATCTTCAAGCAGTTCTTTCTGCTTATAAACTTTGAAAATACTTTCTAGTAGAGAATTACCAAATGGATAATTGTTATCTAATCCTTCTGATAACGATAAGTGAATAACATGTTTTGCATCAATGGCCATTTCACCATCTTCAACAGAATATCTACTACCAGCTAGTTGAGGAGAATTGCCAACCATTCCTCTAACGCCGCCTTGTAGGTATCCGCTACCACCACCTGTAATGTTTCCATTAGTTTGGTGTGGTGTTGTTGCAACCATTTCTTTAAAATTTATATTAACATTTTTAATAATGTATTGTTCAGGCTTTTTGCCTTCACTTTCATTAACAATAATTCTTGTTAGATTTGCTGGATCAATATGAAACCATTTTTTAGTTTCAGGATCTCTTAAAAATATTTGATCTCCGTACTTGAATACGTTACGGAAAATACGAAACATACGTGTTTCAAAGTTTTGTAATTTGCACCATTGTTTTAGATACTGCCCTAGAATAGTAATTTCTGTGTTAGTTGCACTTTTGTTAAATTCAAATTTAAAATTTGTGTTGTTTTCTGAGCTGGCTTGCGTACAAAATTCTGCAAGGATATCAAGAGCAGCATTCACTTCTGAATCTAAATCCATTGTGTTATACTGTCCATAACGCTCTACACGATTAGGTGATCCTACATATACATCTGGAAGATATGATGAATAGTTAGTACGAGCAGGACCAGGACTAGAAATTCCGCCTTTTGTACTAAAAGGAGAATAACTACCTGATGTATTGCTTGCTGTAGGCACTGGTGTAAAATATTTTTTCCAACTCATATTATAATCCTAAATTTTGAAAGATATTGCCACCGAGGCCTTTTTGTGTTTTCAATTGTTTTGTAGCTACACCTAATGACTTTTGCATGTTTCCTGCCATGCTTTCCATTGGACCTTTCATGCTTTCTGCCATTTCTTTCATAGGTCCTTGCATTTGTTCAGCCATTTGTTTCATCATAGGTGCCATTTGTTCTGCCATATTTTGCATCTGTGGTTGCATTTGTGTTGCCATACTCTGCATTTGTGGTCGTATAGTATTTAACATTCCTTGCAGTTGGGGAGCCATAGTCTTGGCCATTCCTTCCATCTTTGGAGCCATAGTCTTGGCCATAGATTTCATCTGAGGAGCTATAGTCTTGGTCATGCTTTCCATTTGCGGCTGCATTTGAGCCATTGCCTTAGCACCTTCAGTTTGTAATCCTTTGGCTAGATTTGTTAATTGTTCTTCAGTTAGAACTGCTTCTTTACCGTGCAACATTGCTGGAGTACCTTTGCCAAAGTTTTCTAAAATGTTGCCAGTTTTTCCAACAGAACCTGTGTCACGTTGGATAACACCTTTGATTTTTTCTGGGTCTAATCCTCGTAAAGCAGTTTTTATTTCTTCAATGGCTGCTCTTCTTGCTTCAGGAGAAGCACTTGCATCATTCATTTTAGTTAAAGACTCTCTTATTGATTGTGCTACACCTGTAGAAGACCCACCTTCTCCCTCCAACACTGTAAGTAGATTGTTTAACTTGGTCATATCAAATGGCTGGCCACCGCCTATAAACTTATCTGTTGCTTCGCCAATTCTTGCAGCAATAACTGACGGATCTACTTGGTTTAGTGCTGCTACAAACCCAACTACTGCTGGTGTAGCAAGATCTTTGTACAATCTATCAATGGCTTTTGTTTGTGTTTTAGCAGCCATATCAACTAGTTTTTCTTGTATAGCAAGTGTGCCTTTCAGTGCTGCTGCTGGATCAGGTTTATCTCCTGGTTTTTTGTCTTCTGTAAGTTTTTTCTTTTCTTCATCAGATAACGCTTCCCATGCTGCTGCCGCTTCTTCAGCAGTTTTGCCTTCTCTTTCCATTTGTGCCCCAAATCTTAGCAAACCCATGCTAGTTTCAGTATATGCACCTTCCATAGCAGCACCAGCAGGAGTTAGACTGCCAATCTGTGCCATAGCCCTATTTTGAGCACTACCTAAATCTTTAAGTCTAGCTCCTTGCACTCTTGCTTCATATTTTTTTAATTCTTCAGCACTTACTGTTTGATCAAATGTAGCACGTCTCATGTCTTGTAATGCCTGAGTAGTAAGTCCCATTTGAGATGCATACAATGCATTTTCTTTACTGATTGTGCCAGTAGCCATTATTTCTGTATATGCTGCAACTGCTTTAGGGCCCATAGCAACAGCTTTGTTTAAACCTTCTTGAAGCACCGCAGCTTTTTTAGCTTGTTCTCCGCCTTGTGCTTCAAGTTCTAAAATCATAGCTTTTACGCGGCCTTGATTTTGTGCTGCTTTCATTTCAGCATTAAGTTGATCTTTTTGCTTACCAGTCAATCTTGACAATGTATCAAGATTGTCCATGTATTCATATGTTGCAGAAGCTAATGCTTTTTGACGTTGAGCTTCGCTCATTCCTTGGAATGATTGCATTTGTGCAACTAGACCCATTGATTCCTGGAAATCGTCAAAGTCGTATCCCATACGTCTTAGTCTAGTTGCAAACCCATCTGAGCCTGTGCGCATTTCTTTTAACGCACCATAGAATGTTATTGCTCCTTTAGTTGCTGTACCTAAACCAAGTGCTACAAAATTTTCACTATTTTCTTTGATTCCTTTTGCAAACTCTTCCACAGTCAAACCAGCATTAATTGCTGCTTTGCCCATGTCTTCTAATTGGCCGTTAAAACTTACACCGCTTTTAGATATATTTTGATAAAGTTTAACTTGATCTTCTAGATATCCGGCAAATCCAGAAAGTATAGGAGCAGAAACTCCAAACATTTTTTCTAGAGCTTTTGTACTACCTGCTATTGATGGTCTAGAAGAAGAAAACAATACAGCCAAGTCGCCCATGCCTTTGGCCATGTCTTGAAGGCTTTTATTAAATTTGGTATTGTCTATAGGTTTCTGTTCTTTTTCTTCAGTGGCCAAAATTTTTCTCCGGTAGAATTCTCGCTATAAATACGTTATAGTTATTTATCCTAGGAAAAAACATGTCAGATAACACAAGTCCATTGAAGAAATATCAAAGGCAACCAAAATTATACATTGATTTGCCAAGCAAAGGAAGATATTATCCTCCTGGATCATTAGTAAAATCAGAAGAACTAGCTGTTTATTCAATGACTGCAAGTGACGAAATACTAATTAAAACGCCTGATGCTCTGTTTAACGGAGAAACCACAGTGCGCATTATTCAAAGTTGTATTCCTGATATTAAAAATCCATGGCAAATGCCTGTTATAGATTTATACACTTGTCTTGCAGCTATAAGATTAGCATCTTACGGATCTACCCTTTCAGTTACTACAGAATGTACAAAATGTAAGGAAGAAAATGCCTACAGTGTAAGCCTACAGAATATGATTGATCATTTACGCGGTGCAACATTTATTGAGCATTGCGAGCATGAAGGATTTTTATTCGATCTTGCTCCGTTGTCTCTTAAAGAAGTTAGTGATATAAGTGTAAGAAACTTTAAAATACAAAGACAAATATATCAATATCTACCAGAAATTAAAGATGCTGACGAAAGAGATAAAGAAACACAAAAACTTTATGAAGATGTTATGAATCTTAATGTTGGACAAGTAGTACAGCATATTGTTAAGATTACTACTGATGAAAACGAAGAAGAAGATGATATAAACAGCATTGTAGAGTTTATACAAAATGCAGATAAAGGATTTTATGCTAAAGTTCAAGAAACTGTTGTAAAAAACAATCAAAGTTTTGCATTACCTAAAAATACTTGTGCTTGTGCAAATTGCGGACACGAAGAAGATTTAATACTTGATTTGGATTACTCAAATTTTTTCGTACAATACTCGTAACTACCCCGGACTCTGAATTAGAAGAATTACAAAACTCTTACGAAAAAGAAATCAAACAAATTAAACATCAAGTATATCAGTTATGCTGGTTTATGAGAGGTGGTGTTGATTCAGAATCACTGTTTTATGCTGCTGATGTAGAAGATTTAGAAATATTACATTCTATAGTTCAGGAAAATATAGAATCTACCAAGACAACCGGAATGCCGTTAGTTTAAAAAAATTGTTCTAGATTGCTTTTTCCGCCAGTTGCTGGAGCAGGAACTTTAATATTTGGATTTTTTTCAGGATCTTCATCTTTTGCAGCATCAACACCTGATTGTAAATCAGGATTTGCCAGGCCTTTTTCGCTCCAGAACATCTGCCAATTGCCGCCGAGCCAACTCCAAACAATTTCGCCTAGTTCATCTACTTTGTCAGCAAACACTATATCTACCATAAGTTCTGCAAGTGCTTGTCTTCCTCTTTCAGAAGCAACCAAATACACACTTGCAGCGCCAAATCCTAGTTGAGCAATTTTGCTTAATTTGTTTAGAGCTTTGTAGGCTGCACCTTTGCCTGCTAATTTATCTGTTGCCCAGGATATAATTAAGAAAAACATTTGTGTAACACCTAGTGCTACAATACTAGCCATTATAACCGGTACAATAGATGCGCGAGCATTTGTTATTGCTTCTTGATATTCTCTTTCGTTTTTAATTGCACCCGATCTATAATCTTCATCGATTGCTTCTTTAATTTCTCTAGCCTGTATATAATAGTAAGCAAATGCTGTTACAGATAAAAGACTTCCTGTTAAACCGGCTACCCTAAAAAATGTTGTTGCTCTTTTTGCAATTTTTCCTCTAAAAGTTGCATCTCTACCTTTTTGTACCCAACGTTCATGAACTTTGTCAAACTCTTTCTGTGTTGATTTGCCCATGCTAACATCATTTCTCTTGGCTGCAAATATTGCTCTACGCATATCATCTTCATCAACATCAGAAAAATCAAATTTACGACTTAGTACTTTACTTGTAAAACTTTGATTAATAGCTTCTTCCCATAGTTTTTTTAAATCTGACATTTTAGGTTGCGGAGATCCAGGAGGCAACAACCAAGCGCCTCTACTAGCATTCCATTTCATCCACTTACCGTCTAGACCTCTAATTTTCATACCATCAGGGATAGCTCTGGGATCAGGTTTATAATTTACTTTATCTAGATACAATAACCATTGTTCATAACTTCTAATAGCAATTTCAGCACCTATGGCTGCTGCAATAGCACTGCCTACCCACAATACAGCCGCAGGTATGCCTTCGTTTAGTTGTTGTTTTGGTTGTTTATCAGTAATGACTTCTAGTAGTTGCATTTACTCACCTAATTTATTATCTAGTAGTATTTATACGATAACTAGTTCTTTAAATATTCTACCATGATTACTTATTATCACATAGAAGACCAAGATGGCAATGTCGTATATAAAGATTTACCGTCATTAGATCAAGCACAAGAAGTAATAATGCAGTTAGGAATAACTGGTTATCGCATTATTGAAGAAACTCGTTCATCTGTAAAACCTGGATTTGGACGTGATCCTGATCTACATTAAGAATTGTTACTTCGTAACAATTAGTTTTCGCTAACGCTCAAACTATACACTTCGTTTGTATGATATAAGTTATTATGAAGAAAAAACATTAACACGAAGTGTTAATGTCTAAGTTTCATGTAGATTGTTTCAGTCAGACGGAACCTGTTACGGTTCCAGCCTGTCTCAAAATTAGCTTCATGTGAGTTCGTCACAGCCGAGACT